GTGTCGTCGCTGTTCTGGAAAAACGCCCGCAGAGACGTGGAGCCGCACGAGAACAAATAGCGATCCAGGTTGATCGCCGTTTGCACAGACGGCCACTTGATAATCATCCTGATTGTGCCTTGCGAAATCTCAAACGTGTCCACGGCGACCGGGAGTCGAATGCGTCCGGCCACAATAGACGATGTGCTGGCGTGCGCCGTGCCTGTCCAGGACGCGCCTAGGTTGTCGCCCCAGGCCGGGAGATACTCCAGCCCGCCGCCCGCATTGGACGCCTGAATGCACAGGTAAGCGCACAGGTAGATCGCTCGTCCGTTCTTGACTTCAACGCCGGTATTCGTTGCGGCGTTGATGCCCGCTGTGGTCGCCGTGAGTAGCCAGAAGCCATCGCCTAGACTCGTGAACGTGGTTGTTAGGACGGCGTTGTAGAACAGCACGCAATCAGACGATGACACTGTACCGCCATCGACAGCCTTGACGATGGCCTGAAAGTTGTGTGAGGCCGTTCCGCCGACGTTGATACTCTGGTAAAAACGCTGGTTCGTGGAGCGCGAGATGAGCTTGGCGCTGTTGATGGTCTCTGGTAGAAGATACATCGGGTCAACGTTTTGACTTGCGGTCAAACTGGCGTCGGCAGTCCAGCCCGTGCTATAGGTAGATGACCCGAAGACCGGATTAGTCATCTTATTGGTGAATGCGGGCTGAATGATGACGCCACGCGAGATGCCGTCCGTAGTCCCCCAGTTGTCTTGACGAATGCCGCCGATGGCCGACGCCAAGCGCTGCTTGAGTCCGAGCGCGTAGGGCTTGATGGTGAGCGTGATAGGGGATACCGGGAGCTCCCCCTGATCTTGCCAGATCAGCCAGTAGTCATCTGTGACACTAACCTTGCTGGCATGGATGATCTCGTACCTAAAATTCATGCCGTAATTGCCCCAAAGCGGTTCGGCGGCGACACTGTTGTTAGGCCGAAACTCAAGGTACAACGGTTCGGATTCGTCACCCGCCAGCGATAGGAAATTCCTGAGATCGCGTAGAGCGCGATTGACTTCCGCTTCCGAGTCGCAGTTCTTGATCTGCATGTTCAGAGTGATCTCGCGATCCATGGCGCGTTCGCCAACTTTCTTGCCGCCGTTGCGCCGGTTCGCGCTTGTCCCCGTAGCGATGAGTGGCGCAATGTTCACATCGGGCGGCACAAACTTGTCGGCGTTGTAGCGCCCACTCGTGCCAATCGAAACTAGATTAAGCTCCCTGCGCCCCTTTGTGAGTTTTATAATCGGTGGTATTGGCATTCCTAACCTGCTCCTAAATTAGTTGCGCCTGAGCGCCTAAACTGCTTTAACTTACGCCCGACTTGTTGCAAGAATTCGTCGGCTACCTGTTCTGGATTTTTATTGCCCACGTCATTCAAAACGATATTCCCGTTAATCGTAATCCCGCTACCCGAACCGCCGCCACTCGGAACCGCTGCCATTGCGGGATTCAGGCCCATGCCGCCGTTGATACCCATGTTCATGTCCGGCATACCCTGACTGGCGACAAGTTTCAGCGCGTCGTTGATCCCGCGTAGACCCATCTCGAACGGAGTCGGAGAACCGGGGATAGCCCACGAAGGCAGGTTAGGCAACTTAATGTTGAAGTTGAACACATGACTATTGAGCCAATCCCAAAGGCCCTGGAACGAACCAATGAGTCCGCCGACAAAAGTCTTAGCTTTCTCAATTGCGCCGCCGATGCCGCCGAGTGCGCTATGAGCCGCTTGCGAGACCTTGCCCGCCACCGAGCTAACGCCGCGTGCGATTTGGTCAACGATGTCAGAGCCAACATTGAAGAATTTAGGAACGATTCCCCAACTCGATAGCAACGCCCCACCCAAGGCCCCGACGAGTGCGACTCCGGGATTACTAGCCATTGCAATAATGCCTTGAACTACAGCCGTAACCGCTGCCCCACCCACCGATTGCAGAGCGCCAACAGCCGCCATCGTCGCCCCACTTGTGCCGACGCTCGTTATGACATTCGTGAACGCGGCGGTTATCTCTCCTGCGTGCGCGTCAAGTGATGTTTTCCAGCCACTGACGAAAGCGGAAACGATCTTCTCCGCAATACTGCCCGGAGACGAACTACCATCTCCGCCCTTACCACCTTCTTTGTCGCTTGATCCGAACAAAGCGTTAATCAACGCCTTACCCGCATCAGCCATCATCGTCACGCCATCGCTCAGTATCCATGCCGAGATGTCGCCAACGATCTTGCCTAACTTCTCAGCCAACACTGGCGCGTCTACCTTGAGCCAAGCCACGAGCGCCGGTCCCCATTCCGTTTTTATCTTGTCAGATAAAACCTGTGATTGTGCCTGTACCCAGGTTTTTATTTTTTCTATGATGGGGTCAAGCATCTCGTGTATTTTGCCCGTGTCCATGTCCAACAAGGCTTGACCCAAATCCTTGAACCACTGCACCACTTGCGGAGCCTTTGTTACGATCTCTGTAAAGAGATTGCTAAGGCCGATAAAGAAATCCTTCACCTTTTGCGCCTGCTCACCCGTAAAGCCAAGATTGAGCATGACCCGTTGGAGTCCGTTTCCGAGAACGACTAGCGGATCGGCCCCGCGCGAGATTGCACCCACCATATCCGCAAAGATACCCGCAAGTTTCGCAACCTTCGGTGTCATCGGGATTAGGACGTTTTCCAGAAAGCCGCGCATAATCGGGAGCAGTGCGTTACCGACTCTTTCTTTGATGTCATCTATCGCATTCCCAAAACGAACCATGACGCCTTCGGTGGTATTGCCCATTGCCCGCGCCAGACCCCCGAATTCCGTTTCCAACTCCTTCAAGATTATCTTCTGAGCCGACATCACATCGCCGGATTTTACAAAGGCTTTGATCTGTTTCTCTTGTTGCTTGGTAAGCGACACGCCCACCTTTCGCAAAGCCGTTACGCCCGCAATCGGATCATTCAGCGCCTTACCAATCTGAACCGAAGCAGCTTCAACGCTCCCAAACTTCTCGGCCAGATTTAGAGTCGCTTCGGTTGCTTGCGGGAATACTTCCTTGCCGATGTTCGTAAACGTGAGCAGCATACTCTCGCCGCCCAAGATCGCCTCATCGCTGAACTTTGTAACCTTCTGGAGTGAAGACGCAAGATTGAGATACTCATTGCGCGAGAGATGACTTATCTTTGTGCCTTCTTCTTGCGTACTAAACCAGACCGTGGCCGTAGTCGTCGCCCCTGACAAAGCACCAGAGTAAGACTGAACCGCCGCCTGTAAACTCCCCATGCGTTTTTGTTCGGCTTCGGTAAGTCCGATCCCCGCCGCTTGCTTGGCCTGGAGATTTGAGAGACTGTTTTGTGCGCTCTTGAGTTGCTTTTCCCAATCCGCGACGTGCTCACCGCTGGCCTTCGTCACCGTCCCCCAATGCCCGGTCGCTTCGGCGGCCTTTGTCATACTGGCTTCGGTAGACTTCAAAACCGAGTCAAGTTCAGCAATTGCATTTTCGCTTTGGATCGCGGACTTGGCGGAGTCCACCAGGAAGCCGGTAAAGGCCACGGCTCCGGCGAGCGCCATCGCCGCGCCGAGTTTAGCGACACCCGCGCCGAGTGAGCCGAGTTTAGACGCGAAGGAGCTAGAGCGCCCTTCGGCGGAGTCTAGACCCTTGCTGAAAGAATCAGACTCAAGGATCAATTTAGCCGAAATTGAAGCGGCGGTGGCTATGATACACCTCCACTTAATGATATAATTTGACTGTCTAGGGATAACAATGGTCGGCCTGTGTTACAATTGACTCTAGTTATTCGCCTCCCATTGGAGCGGTTTATCCCTAGACAAGATAGCCGACTAATCCAGTGGGAGGTTTTATTATGCTGATTGAAATTTCTTGCAAATGGTGCGGAAAAAAGTTTTTCAAGACTGATAGTCAAGTCAGAAACGCAAAAAAGAATTACGGTAAAAATGGAAGTTCCTTTTGTAGCCACAAATGTGGATGCGAATACAGGAAGTCTCTGCACTGGCAAGCGAGAGTATGCCAACACTGCGGCAAGGAATACCTTTTTGAACTCAATCAAGAAAAGCGCAAGGGGCACGGTAAGTATTGTTCCAGGAAATGCCACTACGATGCTGGACATTTCAAAAAGAAATGCGAAACTTGCGGCAATGAATTTAGTGGACTTAAGTTTTACGAAAATATAAGGAGATACTGTTCCGCAAAATGCGCCGGAAATTCCATTAGTAAAGTTGAACTCAAATGTGTTATATGCAAGAAAACCTATTTTAGAACAAGGAAATTGGCAAAATATTCTAAGTGCTGTTCTAGAAAATGCAATAACCTTCTCAAGGTAAAGATTCGCCCGGTTTATAAATGTTCTTATTGCGACAAGAACTTTTCTCCGCAGTATCCATCTATGGCAAAGAAATACGGCGACAAACCGTGCTGTTCTGTAAAGTGTGCCTCCCAACTTCGACGCAACCATAATCCACTGAAGAGAGAAGAACTTAGGACAAGCGCTTGGCGAAAGATAAGAAAGGCCGTAATCGAAAGGGACGGAATGGCTTGCGTCTTGTGCGGGAACGGTATAAGGCTTTGTGTTCATCACGTCATACCCTGGCGAATAGTCAAGGAAGATAATCCAGAAAATCTTATAACGCTTTGCGCTAGCTGTCATGGGAAGATTGAAAGGCTCACTGATAAATACTTCCCTCGTTAAAAAAATAACACCTATCCTATTCCAAAGAAAGATTTTACCGCGCGCCGAACATTTTCTTTTTCGGCGTCGGTCATGTTCTCTAAATCGGGCGGCGGCTGTAATTGTGCCAACGCACCTTTGAGCATGTCGCGCATAAAATCATCCGGACTCTTGGCCTTGTTCTTACCGCGTAACATGTTGTAGATCGTGGACATGAGCGCCGCCGTTCGATACTCCTGATCCTGAAAGCCCCACGGCTCCAGAATGTAGAAGAGTTGCCAATCTCTATACTCAGGAGCCGGGAGTGCGCGTACTTCGCCGCGTGAACGATGGAGCGCCAACCCCAAACGCATCTCGAAGAGCGCGTCAGAGTCGGCGCTTAGTCTTTTAGTTGGTCTTGCTGCGCTTCCTCTTCGGTCTTCTCACCGTTGGCGACCGCCGCATCTTCGGCCATGCCTGAGAATTCGACGATCTGCGCCGCGATCCAACCAATGGCTTCGCCGCTTTTGGCGTTGAGCGCTTCAGTGTCGGCTTCTTTGAACAGCGGCTTGCCTTCGGCGTCACATGCGCCCTTGACCACCAGCCAAGCGTCATGGCCGTAGATGTTGACGGCGCTAATCTCTTGGTTTTTGGCCTTGCGATCCTGCTTGAGCTTAGTCGCCCCAAATTGGCGCTTCAGGTATTCGTCTTGCTGGCCGCGTGAGAGTTGCTTGATGTACAGTTTCTTGCCACCCCACACCGGGATAGTGTCGGGGACGGTGATTTCTTTTGTGGTCAGGTCAACGATGCTAAGGATTTCGTCGCGGGTCAAATAGGTGGACATCGGGGGAGACTCTTTCTCTGCGCGGGGCAGGCTACAAATAAGCCGAGGGCGGGTATTAGCCGCCCTCGGCAATCAAAACTATTAGGTAATCGTGGGCTTGCCGGTGACTTTGATCGTGCAATCCAAAACGCCTTGTTCCGTCAAAGGCGTGTCAGGCTCAAACGCCGTCAGGAATCCAGCGAAGGAGATCGTGGCAATAGAACTCGGCAGGATGATTTTCCAGTTCTGAGTCGTGTTCAGGTTGAACTTGGAATTTAGGCCAGTCGTTTCGTCCTGAGTAGCGTTGTTCGGTAGCCAGTTCGCCTTGATCGTGACTTCGCCACCGTCGCGCATACCCGCGATAAACTCCTTGTAGCCGTCTGCGCTCTGATGGTTCGTGACCTCAATAGCGTCACGTTCCATCTTTGGCCCGGAAAGTTCCGTGATCTCGGCGATGGCGCTAAAGACTTCTGGTGAAGCGCCATCGCCAAGCTGTAGCTGTGACCCGTAAGCCCAAAAAGCTGAAGTTGTCATTCTCTATTTCTCCTTTGCCTTCTGAGTTTAGGGGTAACCAGCGGGTAAGCGCAGAACCGCAATGAGCACCGCGGCGTTATTGGCGGTAATCGTAATAACTCTGGCGCTTGACTGCCAACCCTGAGAATTGGTGAGTCCCATCGGCAGAACCACGTAAGCGCCAGCGGCCATTGAGTAGCTTGTTACGTTACCCGTCCGGCCCTTTTCGTCCGCGACACTCGTGACCGTCACGGTGTACGTGCTGCCGCCTGCTGGATTTGAGATGATGACGATCTCGCGACCTGAGCACACAAACGTATTGCCGGCCACGTCTGCCGCCGCCATAGTGAAATGCAGATCACCAGCCGAATAAGAGACAAACGGTGATTTGATGTCTTGAACGGTAAGCGCAGTAGTCACTTTATTTCTCCTTCGTGAGTCTGTCTAATAGCGCGTTTTGCTCACTCGCTGGAACATGAGTCAAGATATGCAAAATGATTTCATCTTTGTCGTTGCGCTGAGTCTGACAGGTGTTGCACCCAAACACATCAACAACTCCCGCCCATTTGAGCTTACTGAAATTCAACTTATCCCCCTCCGGCACGCTTACCGGCGCTGGCGCGTTCTGTGGTTCGGGTTTTGTCTCAGGCTCAATTGGCTCTACCGCAGTTTGACCGCCTGTATTCTTAATTACAGGCTCGTTGAAAAACGGTTCGCCCTTGCTGCGTTTTGTCTCAGTCATTCGTGCCTATGCTCACTTCCAGGATGCGGCGATAGTTACGCACCGTCTCATCCCATGTTCCTGAAGGCCCGTCTACAAAGCACCGGCCCACATTGACGCTTCCCATCTGACCTTTGAAGCCCGACAAAGACCTGCGAATTAGCTCCGCGTTCGCGTCTCCGCTGGCAATGTCATCGTCGAACACGTCAATCTGCGCGAGCGGCGTTCGTCCGCTTTCTCCCTGATGGCTGTACTTCTGCGGACTCGTTATCACCCTGAGCCGCGCGTACGGGTAAGGTTGCGGCCCACCGCCTGGTAAGTCCGGGATGCGATCTGCCCACACTCGATTAGCGAAGGCCGCGAACACCGCCGCGTCTGCCATCAAGTGCGCGATCATGGCCTGCTTTAACTCGGCCATCGGGCTTTGACCGTTTCTCCAAAGGCGCTGCTGATGGCATT